TGCAGCAGTAGTAGCAGGTTTCGATAGAGAGATTGAAATGGCTAAACTTGATGGTCAGAATACTGTTTATATGGAAAAGCAAAAACAGTACTGGCTTTTAAAAACTGCAGCTGCAAGACTAGAGGCAATTAAACAAAAAATGATTGCTGCGAGATTGAGTGGTGATTTAGATGAGGAGGAGATTTTAGCTTTAAGAAAATCATATAACGAGCAAAGAGAAGTAGTCAAAGATTCTATGCATCAGATTGAGGTGATTGATAAGACCGAAGCTAATCGTAAAAAGGAAGATGCTAAAAAACAATCAGATGAAAGTTCTAAAAATGCTAAATCTAATGCAGATAAACAACGAGAAATTAATGCTAAAAAAATTGAAGCAGAAAAGAAATATCAAGCAGACAGATTAGCAGCTGCTCGAATGTATCAAGACTTGGATATTCAGTTAATGGATGAAGGAGTTCAAAAAGAATTGAAAGTATCTCAGATTGCTTACAATAGATTGATTGAAGATACACAAGCTAAGGTTGCTAAGACGAAACAAGAACAAGAAGAAAAGTTAAAGCTAATTGAAATGTATGGTCTTTTAGCGGGGGATGCAAGAGATAAGATAAATCAAAAAGAAGCTGAAAAAGAAAAAGAAAAGAAGGCAGCAGATGCAGCTAAAGAATTAGAGCAAATAGCTTTGTTAAAATCAATGAAAGATGCTGCAAGTCAAACTGCTAAAGACAAAGAAATAGCAGATGTAAAAGCAAAGAGTGAAGCAGATTTAATAGCTTTAGGAAGTAGTGCAGATGCAAAGGTATTTTTAGCTGAGCAAACTGCTGAAAGAATTGCTGAGATTGATGCTAAATATGCTGAGATTGAAAGAGCAAATCATTTTAAACTATTAAGTGAGAAAGCAGATATTGCGTCTAAGTATGCACAAAGTGTAAACTCTTTAGCTGAAGGAATGTTTGCAGTATCTAATAGCTATGGTAAGCAAGATGAGAAGTCAAAAGAAGAAAGAGCAAAAAAACAGTTCTATATTCAAAAAGCAATGAATCTAGGAATGGCTACAATAGATGGGTATAAAGCAATTACTTCTTTCTTGTCAACAAATCCGTTAACTGTTTTAGGTTTACCAAATCCTGGTGCAATAGCAGGACTTGTTGCTACTTCAGCAATGGCTGCAGGTAATATCTTAAAGATTGCTTCTGCGAGATATGGTGGTAAAGGAACACCAACAACAACTGCATCACCAACAGCAGCAGGAGGTGGTGGAGGTGATACTTCTACACAAGCAGCCACTCCTAGCGTTACTTTAAACGGTGCTAATAACAACGCAAATACATTTGGAGCAAACGGACAACAGAATCAAGGTGGTCAAATGATAGTCAAGGCAGTAGTAGTAGAATCTGATATTACTTCTGTGCAAAACAAGATGAATAAAATACAACAATCAGCAACGTTATGACAAGCTACAAATCACTATTAAATAAAATAGAAGCATTCTGCAATGCTCACCTACAAATAAAAAAGTACGGAGGAGAATTCAGAGAGCAGATGCCTAACTTTGCTACAATAGATGAGAAGTATCCAGTTGTATTTGTTACACCAACAAGTGATACCGAGAATCTAAACACAAATCAATTCACAGTAGACATATATTGCGTTGATTTAATACAAGCTGATAGAGCAAATCTTAATAATATTATATCTGATTGTCAGTTGATACTAAAAGATATGTATGTATATTACACTAATGATAACGACATTGAATTAGATGTTGTTGGAAGTGCAACTATGTCGCCTTTAAACAATCTTGATTTAGATTATGTTGCAGGTTGGGTTATGAGTATTACATTTGAAGTAGCAAGTTATGGAAGTTGTGCTATTCCAATGAATCCAATTTCTCCTAATCCTCCTATTGTTTGTGAAGAGGCAACTGTTGAAAATTCAGATGGTACATATTCAGAAACGGTTGTTAGTGGTGGTTTATTGATTTTGCCAGATACAACCTACAATTTTATAGTGAACGGAAATACAACAACCGTAACCGTTCCAAGTTTAACAGATGAAACATTCAATATAGTATGGCAATAAATATAAATATACCAATAGAAGATGCGGTTACAGATGGCAGTTTAAATCCTGTAACTAGTAATGCAGTTTTTGACGCTTTGGCAGGGCTTGCAGTTTCAGATTTACAAAGTGTAACAGACGTAGGAAATACAACTACAAACGATATTGCATTTATTGATACCGCTGGTATCTTATTAGAGAACACTTCAAGACTTAGAGAGGGTACAATAGATGCACAAACTGGCGGTTATAAAGGTATTGCTCAAATTTGCGCTGTAGGTTACGAGTTGAAGTGGGAAGCTGGCAGTCAATATGTAATGGATGGTAACGGTACGTTAGTTCGTGAAGTAAACCATAAATTCAATATTGTTCCTGACTTAAACAACGACAGTACACAAGGCTTTTACGTTGGTTCTAGATGGATTCTAGACGATGGAGATATTTATATTTGTACAGATAGCACGGCAACAAATGCAGTTTGGGAAAAATTAAATAGTTTAGACGAATTAGTACCTTACAATGGCGCAACTGCAGATGTAAACTTAGGAAATCAAGATTTGTACGCAAACAAAGTATGGCTTTACGACGCGCCAAACGATGCGTATGGTAGCATTCATTTAACTGATAATGACTTTCACATTGAAGATTCCGAAGGTCATAAAATGTTAGTTATTGAAGATGGATTTATGCAAATACATTTGACCGACGCTATACAATCTAATCTTTTTACAAGTGGATTAACTCAAAGTAGAGACCATTATTTACCCGATGCAAGCGGAACTATTGCTTTAACCTCAAATATTCCTGCAGTTGATTCTGTTCCTACGGATGCAAGCGCAAACGCTGTAAGTTCAAACGGAGTGTTCGATGCTTTGGCTTTAAAAGCACCATTAACGCCACGTGTTCAAAGTGTAACAAGTTCGGCAACGGTAACGCCAACAAGCACAAATGACTTTGTAAAAATTACAGCTCAAGCGGTTGGATTAACTTTAGCAAATCCAACTGGAACTTGGGATGAGGGTAAAGATTTAATCATAAGAATTAAGGATAACGGAACTGCTCGAAGTATTGCATACGGAACGAAATACAGAGTGATAGGAGTTACTTTACCAACAACAACGGTTGTAAGTAAAACAACTTATTTAGGTCTTATTTATAACGCAACGGATGATACTTTTGATGTTGTCGGAGTAACAACACAAGCATAATGAGTTATTACAAAATAATTTCTTTAATGCCAAAAGCACCCGCCTACGATGCCGATGCACAAGCATTTATAACAGCTACGGGAATAACTGATGTAACGCAAAAGAACGCTGTTAACCAACTTGTATTAGATTTAAAAGGTTATTCTATTTGGACTAAATTCAATGCGTTATATCCATTTGTAGGTGGAACTGCAACGACTCACAAATTTAACTTGAAAAATCCATTAGACACTGATGGCGCGTTTAGACTTTCTTTTATCGGTGGATGGACTCACAGCGCAAATGGAGCTTTGCCTAATGGTACAAATGCGTACGCAAATTCCTTCATTACACCTTCAACTTCTTTGAATTTAAATTCAACACACATAAGTTATTATTCAAGAACTACTGGAGCAGTAGGAAATTGCTTTGGAGCTGCAAATATAGGTCTTACAAATAGGACTTTGTGGCAGTTTGGAGGCTCAAATAATTATATTGCAATTTATACTTTACCATCATTTTATTTTTCTTACGGAAGTGCAAATTCACTTTCAATGCTGATAGCAAATAGAACAGCAAGTAATTTAAGTAATGCTTGGCAAGGTGGAATAAAAAAAGCAACTAGCACAAATACACCGACAGCTTTAACAACTGTGCCTATTTATTTTGGAGGTAATAATGCAAATGGTACAACTGACACATACAGTAATGCTCAGTGTGCATTCGCTTCAATTGGTGACGGATTAAGCGACACAGAAGCGTCTAATTTCTACACCGCCGTACAAGCATTTCAAACAAGTTTATCTAGACAAATATGATAGTAGCACAATTAATACCCAAACAAGCCGAACAATTGAAAGGATTTGAATTTAGACAAGATTCTTTTTTTAATCCTATTCAAGATATTAACGATAATTGGATTATTTCGCTTGAAGAACAAAGGCAATGCGATATTTATTGGGTAAAAGATTTACCTTTAATCGAATATTTACCAAAAGAAACAACTAATTTATTTTAACTATATTTACAGTATGCCAACATACAAAGTAAAATACGCAACTAGGAATAAACTAGCAAGAGCTTTGCAGATGGAAGTCAAAAAACTTGGCTTAATAGATACTGGCTCTTTGTATGATAGTATTAGAATTTCTGCTATGCAATCAGATAACTTTAATAACATTACTATTACTGTAAATGCTTTGTATTACTTTTTCTTTTTAGACAAAGGAACAATTTATATTGCTCCTCAAAAAATTATACAGAAGTGGTTAGCAAGTTCAGAAGTTCAAGCAATCACTTCAGAGATTATGCAAGACTTTATAAGATGGCAATTTGAAGTATATCCACTTTTGGAGATGGCTAGGATTCTAAACAATCCAAAAATGTTTTTAGAGTTCAATTGGATAGACGAAGAAGAATTACCTTATAGTTTGCCTGAGTCTTCTACTTTACTTTAAATCTCTAATTCTTTTTTCATTCCTAACATATTAAACGCGAATACTAGATTCAACTCTAGTACGTCTTTTATTTTAGTCACATCTTCATTCGCTAAATTATACAACGTATGCTCCCACGACCATCTATTAATCTTATCTTCTTGTTCTTGTTCTTTGACATCTTCTTCATCTAGTTCTTCAGCTAGTTCATCTTCGTCAAAGATTGGGTTAAATAGATTTTCATATACTTTTAAGAAGTTCTCACGATACTTCATATACTCGGAGCAAATTCCGTAGACTGATGTAATAGGTAACTCGTTAAACTGTTCTTTGCGTTTCTCAATATTGAATGAATAATCTTCATAAATCAATTCTTCCCATTCGCTTAGTTTAGTTTTACGATACAAAACAGAACAGATATAAGTTAGATGTTTGACATAATCATTAGCGAAGTAGTATTCCAAATCTATGAACTCGCCTAACTTCAAATTATCTAATCCAATATAAACAAAATTGTTTACTTTATTCTTGTAGATGTTTGTCGGTTGCTTTTTTATAAATGTAACTTGCTTAACTATCTTTGCTAGTTCGTCAATATCCATATCGTCAAAATCATCTACGTCAATATCTGTTAAAATAGATAAACATTCTATTTCATAACTAAACAAAGAATCAAAGTCGCTACCATTTAGCGACCTTAATTCAATAAACTGTTCTACAGTTATATCATTCCACGATTTCGGCAGCTTCAACTTGCATATCTTTAGCAGTATTACCTAACTTTGCACCAATATAAGCCATAAAAGGAATAGCAATATTTGCTTTTTGTTCTTTAAACATCTTTGATTTTAACGCAAGATGTGAATCACCGTAGTGTTCAGCTTTAGTTAAGTCAGTTCTCTTAAAGATTATAGCCATTACTTTAGAAATATAGTTATCAGGACTTGTAGATACTGCTTTTTCAATCATTTTTAGATCACGCACATTTAGTTTAAATTCATCTTCGTAAGATTGGTAAGTGTAACCATCAACTTCGATTGATTTTAAAAACTTTGCATCAGGCTTTTTCTTGGTATCAGAAAATTTCTTTACAATTTCTGTAAACTTATCGAAGTCTAAATCATACACTTCATCTTCATCTGCTCCTAAGTCAACAAATATTTTTGCCCACTTTTCAAACTGGTCAAGTTCTTTATTGTTAATAGTTGTACTAAGTTTCTCAAACTGTTCAATAGTCAGTTCAGTAACTTCATTGTTAATCTTTTTAGTTCCGATTTTTATCATAACGTTTTTTTTACAAATATACAAAAAATATAACAAAAAAAAGTATATGCCATTATAATGTATGGCGAATGATATTCCAATTTTTAAAGTTACGATTGACGAAGAATATTCTGACGGTGAAGTACTAGGAATTGAACAAGTCGCTTTCACTTCTAAACCTGCTATCTTAGTCAAAGGTATGGCTTTTAATAGTCACACTAAAGTAATGCAGTTTGCAGATGAGCCAAAGATGAGAATTGTAGCACCTGCGATGATTCCAATGGATATTTATAGAAACGATGAAGAAGGAGAATATTACGTTCAATTTTCTGAACAAGAGATTGAAACTATCTACTCCGATTTTATGCAGAATCTAAACAACAAAAACTTATTCAACTTAGAACACGATGCAGGGCAAACAGTACCAGCATACATTCTTGAAAGTTGGATAGTTGAGAATCCGAAATCCGATAAAGCATTTAGTTCATACGGTATTGAAGTGCCTAAAGGAACTTTAATGTTGACTGCTCAAATTACTGACAAAGAGTATTACAATAAGCTAGTTGAAAGTGAGCAGTTAGGATTCTCAATCGAAGGATTCTTAGGATTGAAATTAAACAGTAATCAAATAATAAATAATAGTATGAATTTACCTGACGGAGAACATCTGATTGAAGGCAAAATCTACGTTGTAACAGACGGAGAAATTGTTGAAGTGAAAGATGCACCTGCAACTGAAGTAGAAGCTGAAGAAGTAGTTGAAGAAGAGGTAGTAATGGCTGAAGAAGTAGTAGAAGAAGAGGTAGTTGTTGAAGAGGCAGAAATGTCTGTTGATCCAACGGCTGATGCTGAAGCTATCCTAGCAATCGTTATGCCTACAATCGATGAAAAATACAACGAACTAATTCAACTTATTGCAGAAGTAAAAGCAATGATTCCAACACTTGAAGAAGAAGTTACGGATGTTACCGAGCAAAAATTAACTGCTCACGAAAAATTAATGAAGTTTAACCAATTTAACAAAGACTAAAAATGTCAAGAAACTTAAAATTCAATTTAGATATTGAAACAAACGCACTTTTATGTGCTAACCCTAACGAGTTTTATTCTCGTGCTTATATTACAGAAGATATTGTAGACAACTACAGAACTTTGCCTGGTATTAAATCAGCTACTAAATTAGCTAATATCGCTTTTGGCTCAATCCTACAATCAAGTACTTGTGCATTCTCTGCACCTAATGATACATTAGATGCAATCGATATTGACGTATGTGCTTTATCCGCTATGGCTCAAATCTGTCAGTTTGACTTAGAGCAATCATTCCTTTCTTTACAAATGGCTGCAGGTTCTAACGGAAGTTTTGAAGTTGCTTCATTTATGTCTTACTACTGGGAGACAATGTCAATGCAAATTGGTGAAGATATTGAGTTATTAAGATGGAATGGTGATACAGAATCTGAAGATACATTACTTGCTTTGTGCGATGGATATCTTAAGAGATTGTTAGCTGATGCTGCAGTAGTTGATGTTGCAAATGTTGCTATTACATCAGGTAACGTTATTGCACAATTAACTTTGATTTTAAATGCTGCTCCTGCTACTATCAAACGTAAGAAAGCGGATTTACGATTTTATGTTTCTTCTAACATTGCTACTGCTTATGAATTAGCTGCTGCACAAGGTAACACACAGACATTCGTTACTATTCCTTTAGCTTTGACTTTCTTAGGAATTAAGATGGTAGTTGCTGAAGGTCTTCCTAACAATACTGCAGTTCTTACTTTGAAGAACAATTTGATTTATGCATTCGATTCTGAAGCTGATGCTAAAGCATTGAGAGCAGTTAACTTGAATGATACAGTTGCTGAGCCGTATTTGAGAACTCGTGCTAACTTGAAGGTAGGATTTTGGTATACTAATCCTACTGAAATTGTTCTTTATTCTTAAGAACTAGTTTTATTAATTAACTAAAAAGGGTGGGTGGATTCGCCTACCCTTTTTTAATACATAAAAAAAATGGCTTGTAATACAATAACGACAATAACTAAAGGATGCGACAATAATATCGGTGGTATCCAAACAGTATTCATAAACGACCAATCAGAAGTAACTGCAGTAACTGTAGACGATGCTAACTGGGAAGTAACTGCTATAACTAATGGACACCCTTTCATTCCTTTTGAGTTTAAACGTAACACAGGAATGTACACGGAAGACCAAGCGAATGATTTAATCAATGGCTCTTCATTCGTAACTGCAACTATTACACTAATGTTTCACAGACGTGAAGCAGCAAAATCTCGTTCAATCAAAATCTTAGGAGAAGGACAAAGAGACTTAGCAGTAATCGTTTTAGATGCTAACGGTAAGTAT